TCATCGACAACAACTTCTACCCAGTAGAAGAAGCGCGCAACTCAAATATGCGTCACCGTCCAATTGGATTAGGAGTTCAAGGATTAGCAGATGCATTTATCATGATGCGTTTCCCATTCGAATCTCCTGAAGCAAAACAATTGAATGCAGAGATTTTCGAAACAATCTATTACGCTGCAATGACTGCATCGAAAGATTTAGCGAAAAAAGAAGGTGCATACGAAACGTTCCAAGGTTCTCCTTTATCTAAAGGTGTGTTCCAATTCGATATGTGGAATGTTACACCAACAGACCGTTGGGAGTGGAGCGTATTGAAAGAAGAAATTACGAAATACGGAATGCGCAACAGCTTGTTGTTAGCTCCTATGCCAACAGCATCTACTGCACAGATTTTAGGAAATAATGAGGCGTTTGAACCATTCACAACTAACCTTTATTCTCGTAGAACATTAGGTGGTGAGTTTATTGTTATCAACAAACATTTAGTTAAAGAATTAATTAAATTGAATGTTTGGAATGATAACTTAAAAAATAAATTAATCATGGAAAATGGTTCAGTTCAAAATATTCCTGAAATACCTACTGAACTCAAAGAAAGATATAAAACGGTTTGGGAAATGTCACAAAAGAGAATTCTACAAATGGCGGCAAATAGAAGTGTCTTTATTGATCAATCTCAATCTTTAAATTTATTTATTGATAACGCAACCAAACCCAAATTATTGGCAGCCCATTTATTTGGTTGGAAATTAGGATTGAAAACGGGTATGTATTATTTAAGAACGAGAGCTGCGGTGGACGCGTTAAAAGGATTGGGTATTGACATGTCAAGTTCAAAACCCGTAGAACAAAATCCTGGTCAACAAGCTGCGGTGTTCTTATCAACCCCAACAAATAACACATTAATAAGCGAAGAAACTCCGGAAATGGAAATGACAACCATAAAACCAACAGATTCTCCATTTGATTGTGATGGGTGTGGTTCTTAAGATAATTGTGTGATTATTGAAATAGTATATTAAATCCAACTTAGGTTGGATTTTTTATTTATTACCATTTTAGTATTGTTTATATTTATTGTAATGGCAGTAACATATGGTATAGATTTCCCATTTAGGGATAGTCTTCAAGGTAAGTTTATAAAAATGACTAGTAGTCCTGAAAGGGAAATTAGAGCAAATCTAATTCATCTTTTATTGACAAAAAAGGGAAGTAGGTATTATCTACCTGATTTTGGAACTAGATTATATCAATATATTTTTGACCAAAACGATAGTGTGACCTTTAATTTAATTGAAGATGAAATTAGGGAATCTGTAAAAAAGTATATACCGAATTTAGATATCAATTCAATTTTGGTTATGTCAGCGGAAGATGACCCTGACCACACAACGACATTTACAGAAAATGAAGATGAAAGACTTTTTAGAGTAAGTGACAATGCAACTAAACCATACACTGCGGTGGTTAAAATAAACTACACAGTTAATAACGGAGCTTTTTCATCTTCGGACTTTATAATATTAAACATATAAAATGGCTAAAAAAATATCATACGCAACCAGAGATTTCGCTGGATTAAGACAAGAGTTAGTAAACCTAACTACCGAATACTATCCTGATTTAATCAAGAACACAAACGACGCATCCATATTTTCGGTATTATTGGATTTGAATGCTGCGGTTGCGGATAATTTACATTTTCATATTGACAGAGTTTGGCAAGAAACTATGTTGGACTTTGCACAACAAAGACAATCGTTATTTCATATTGCAAAAACATATGGTATTAAGATACCGGGTAATAGACCATCAGTATCTTTAGCTGATTTCTCAATAAATGTTCCTGTTAGGGGAGATAAGGAAGATGAAAGATATTTGGGTACAATTAGAATTGGCGCTCAAGTTTCAGGTGCGGGTCAAATATTTGAATCTATTACTGATATTGATTTCTCAAGCCCTTTTAATGACAAAGGTGAACCAAATCGATTAAAAATACCAAATTTTGACAGCAATAACACATTGGTATCATATACCATAACTAAAAGAGAACCTGTCGTTAATGGGGTCTCAAGAATATACAGAAGGGTTATTACAGAATTAGACCAAAAACCTTTTTTAAGACTTTATTTACCTGAACAAAATGTTTTAGGAGTTACTTCGGTTATTCATAAGGATGGTACAAGTTTTAATGCAAATCCAACATCAAGTGAATTTACTACGATAACAAATAAATGGTATGAAGTTAAGTCTTTAATACAAGATAAAGTTTTCATACCCGACCCAACTGCGGTATCTGATAAAGATAATTTTAAGGCGGGAAAATATATTGATGTTGTTAATAAATTTTATACGGAACATACCCCTGAAGGTTATTATTCATTGACATTTGGTTCAGGAAATGTGGACCCATTAGATAATTTAGACAATTACATGAATGGTTCACTTAAAGTAAACTTAGCAAGTTATTTGAATAACATGTCTTTGGGGTCAATACCAAAAGCCGGTACCACATTATTTGTTAAGTACAGAATCGGTGGTGGAAAAAGTTCAAACTTAGGTGTGAATGTTATTAATAGTGTGGATGATGTTGAATTTAACGTAAACGGTCCAAACGGAACTGTTAATAGTCAAGTAGTTAGTTCATTAAGAGTATCCAATGTAACTCCCGCTATTGGTGGTGCAGATCAACCAACAATAGAAGAAATTAGAAACATGGTTGCATATAATTTTGCGGCACAAAATAGAGCGGTAACATTAAATGATTATAAATCATTAATTGAGACAATGCCATCTACATTTGGTGCACCGGCTAAAGTTAATGTGATGGAAGAAGATAATAAAGTTAGAATTAAATTACTGTCATATGATGATTTGGGTAATTTGACTGACACAGTTTCTAACACATTGAAGAATAACATCATAAATTATCTTTCTGAATATAGAATGATAAATGATTATATAGACATTGCAAGTGGAGAGGTTATCGACTTTGGTTTAGAGATTGATTTACATATTGATAAAAACGAAAACCCAACTGATATTGTTAGAACGGTTATTCAAAATACAACAAGTTTCTTTGCTATTGAAAAAAGAAAAATGGGAGACCCATTGTTTGTGGGAGATTTAAAAAGAGAAATTGGTAACGTTGGTGGAGTAACTAACGTAATTGATGTTCGTGTTTTTAATAAAATTGGTGGTCAATATTCTTCAACTGAAGTGGCTCAAGCATATAGTGATACTTTGACAAAAGAAATTTTACAATCAGATATGACCATTTTTATGAAATCAAATCAAATATTTCAAATTAGATTTCCAAATATTGATATAAAAGTTAGAACTAAAACATTAGGAACGACTACATATTAAAATGTTTTTTCTGTATAATAATAGAAAATCGGATAGTTTCTATTTATTATAAGAACCATGCAGAAACATAGAATCTCAACAAATATAGGTAAAGACCAAAGAGTCACAGTCGAAATCAAACAAGATTACGATTTGCTTGAAATTTTGTCTTTAAAATTCAGTCAACAAGACGTCTATACATCACTTTGTGCTGATTATGGGGTTGTTTGTGGTAGGGTAACCGCAAATGACGGGTTTGGTATCCCAAACGCTAAAGTATCGATTTTTGTACCTCAATTAACTATACATTCGGATGACCCGGTTATATCTGCATTATACCCATACACATCAATATCAGAAAAAGACGAAAATAACTATCGATACAATTTATTACCGGCAAGAAAACAACATGGTGGACACGTACCAACCGGTACATTTCCCGACCAAACTGATATTTTAACAAGAGAAGAATACTTGGAGGTATATGAAAGTTATTACACATATACCGTTAAGACTAATGAATCGGGTGATTTCATGATTTGGGGGGTTCCTTTAGGTCAACAAACAATAAATGTTGATATTGATTTATCTGACATTGGATGTTTTTCTTTAAGACCATATGACTTTATTAAAAAGGGAGTTGGTATTGACCAATTTGATAGGTACTACAATTTCAAATCGGGTTCAGACATGGATGGTTTACCACAAATTGTTAATTTTCAAAAAACAGTTGAGGTTTATCCGTTTTGGGGTAATATGGATTTATGTCAGATTGGTATAACAAGAACCGATTTTGACTTATTAGATAAGGGAATTAAAATTGAACCAATATCATTGATTTTAGCTTCCACGATTACAGATGATAATGGAGATGCAATTAAAAGAAGTGGTGTAATTAGACGTAAGTCCGGTTACAAATGTAATTTACAAACAACAGAAGGTAGAATTGAGGCGGTTAGATATACAGGTAATAAAATATTTGGTTCTGATAAAGTTACGTTATATCCTGAGTTAGAATATTTTAATCCGAGTGAATCTATTGATACCGATGGAACGGCAATGGTTGTCTTACCAATGAACATGGAGTATGTTTATACAAATGAATTTGGTGAACAAGAAATAACAAACGATATAAATAAAGGAATACCAACCACAACGGTTGCACGTTTTAGATTTACCTTAGATGGCAATAACGATAAAACAGGTACTGCAAAATATTTGGTTCCACAAATTAGAGAATATACAAAAGATACATTAGGACAAAATAATAGTGGAGAATATAATGAAACATTATTAACAACATATCAATTCTCAAATATATTTGAAGATTATTTGAACATTGTTCCACCAACAGACCTAACTTTAGATACTAATCATCTAATGAATGGAGCATATGAAAGTCATAAAAGTGCTGCGATGTTAGGTACATGTTCTGGTTGTGATTTAGGTGTTCCACAAGATGTTTTTTATAAATTTATTTTTGGTAAGGTATATACAGTTTCATCATTTCAAGGGTCACACTATGAAACATCTGGAATAGAAAACTTTTTAGGATTATCAAGGAAAGATGCGTTTTTAGGAATTAAAGAAATTAGACCAAGTGTTGAAGATGATTGTGCATCTAAAGCAAATTATTTCCCAACAAATTTTGGATTTAGAAATAGAATAAAATTTGGATTAATTGTGTCAGAAATATTATTGTTTTTACAATATATTTTTACGGTGGCTTATATTTTTATTATTGAAACCTTAGCGGGTACTTTATGGACTATAGCGAGATTTTTAGGACCTAAAGATTATACCTTCTCTAACCACCCATTTTTTGATCTTGCAACTAGATTTATAAAATTAGCATATGATTTACAAGAATCGGGGCAAACCGTTTTACCGTTGACAACATATCCTGATTGTGAAGAATGTACATCAGATGTTGATACTGTTGACCCTTCAAATAATACGACATTTGTCATTGAAGAAGGGTGTAGAAAATATGATAAATTTTATAATGAAAATTTAGTTTACGCATATATATGGTCAAATAATAATAGTTACGGAACAAATACGGTACCATCAAATAGTGGTAATAAAAGTGGATTCGTTAGTGAGTTTAATTCCAAAAGAATTTCTTATAATTATTTAGGAACAATAAATCCATATCATTTATTAGGTAAACCATATTATCCAAGTACACCTAATTTAAAAGAACAATTAGTTAGTC